CACGTAATTAGTTGTTGAATTAACGCCTTAACCCCTTCTGAACCTTCAGAGGAGGGAAATTCAATTGTGTTGTTCTTTTGGAATACTCCATCGTGCATAGTGCCTAGCATCGTTGACATAGATGCAACACCATGAGAGATATCCCATTTGTTCTTCTGTGTGAAGTGCGGCTTCAAACTACAGCCGTATTGCGATAGCCATTGACGCAAATCGGTATCAAGTTCATAGGCTTTCTGGTGTGCGTTAATCTCAACACGCAACTCATTAGGGCTGTACTTGATAACAAATTCTTCAATCATCGCACGAATCTTTTGTGGTGTTGGGTCGGACATGTTCTCACAGTCCAGCACATACATTTTTCCGTCTGCTCGGTTATAGGTCATCGCTACAAATGCAGCATGGCCTCTGCCCATAGCAGGGTCAAATCCAACAACTGTATAACCTTCGACACTGGTCGGATGTCCCACCGCGCCTGGTTTTAACGGACCTCGTCTACGTGTACCTTTGACACAAGCCTGAACCAGGGCGGGTGGGAAGATGGAATCTTCTTCGACATCCTCCTGCTGATAAACCAAAGCCCAAGTACTAGGAGTTACTTCGCCACGGCGCTTGAACAAAGATGGTCCATCCCACTTAGGAAATAGCCCTTGCTCATCGGGTAGTTCGTCCTCGTCTCCATCCCACGGATGGTCGGACTTAGGCCAAAGAGTTACCCAGTCTTCTGGCTTCTTCCTAAACTCCAATACCGCAGGCATTGCCATGTAAGTAAAAGGGCACTTACCATTAGACCAATGCTTAGGGTTACGGAGTTCCTTGTAAAAATCATTCGCCGCAATTCGTGTCCCTACAATAAGCAACTTGCCGTTCTTACCCAAACGGGTAATAACTTCTTTTTGTAACCAGTTAATCTGCTTGTCCCACTCATGGGCGTTAGCAGTTGTAATGCAGTCGTCCAAGATAATTAGGTCAGCACGTGCACCGTAAATCTGACCACCCATACCAAGTGCTTGGATAGTTGGGTCCTTTTCGGATGAATCTCTCGCATCGCCCCCAAGGTAAACGGTGTCTACCTTCCAGGTATCAGCATCTTGTTTCCAACCGCCCTCTGGTCCATAGGCTGTTTGTAACTTCAGCCAGCGTGGGTGGGACAGTCTTTGCTTAATCGCATACACGAACTCTCGTGCCTTGTTAAGGGTCTTACTGACCACAATGATACGCACATTCGGATTGAGGGCGATACGGTAAGTTGAGTAGTTAACGGTTACCACGGTAGATTTAGCATGCTCAGGTGGTACGTTAACCAATAGGCGATTCTGGTCGCCAGGCTCATAAATCATAGAATCATGGAGCCAAGAGGGTTCTTCCCCCTCAAGGAGGTCAATCCAGTCTTGATGGTGTTCAAAGACCTTTTGCCCCAAAAATACATCTGAGAACTGGGAAAAAGAAATCTCGTCCTTTGCCACTCCAAGGGAGATGGTGGACTTATTTTTGGCATCAGCCTTGGCATCTTCCAAATCACGGGCAAACTTCTTATCCCGCATTAGCCAGATTCTTAGGGTGTCTTCCTTGTACCCCAGTTGCTGCATAGCCCTAGGTGCACCCATGCCCTCGGCAACTAGCGCCAAAAGTTTGGCCTTTGCCTCCACGGTCTTTTGAGTGCGGGGGTTATTACTCTTACTGAAAGTCATTTAGTATCCTGTCCCAAGGCAGTATTTACCCATCTACAAACAGCCTGCTTAGTCAGTTTGTAACAGACAGTAGATACAGTCTGTACGCAAGGGCCTGAAGCCCTTGCTATAGTATCGGCAATAAATTGCCTCTACTATATATTAATCCGTTCAACAGCCCATTCCGAACGCTTTTGGGCAGGTGATTTACATCACAATAGTATAACCGCAGGTCAGAGCCAGTATTAGCAGGGTAGTAGCAGGGGCATACTGTTGTACAGAAAATATTTAGACAGAGATACTCTACTACATTGACAAGCCATTAAACAGTCTGGGGTCATTTAGACCCACAGCCTGTTTGCTGTCGCTCAGTCTGTACTGTTAGTGGAGCCTGTTGACAGACTACTATCTCGGCGCTCCCTTATAAACAATAGTCCGCGCCCCAGTTAATAATAAAATCCTAACTGGCTAGCCTAATAACTAAAGTGCAGGCTAAAGATAGCAGTCCAATCAAGCCCATGAAAAGACTGGGCTTGACAGGCCTGCAGTGTGGGAAGTGTAGTTAGAGATACTAACTACAGAGAGGAAACAATGAGTGAGTCTATAGGCATTACCATCACTAACAACTGCTACGCCTGCTACATGCTCAACGAAGTCTGTCTGGAGTGCGAGGACAGTCGCACAGCCCGTGATAGCAATATTGCCCATGCTATCGTGGACGAAGGCAATCTCCAGTACCGCAAGCAACTATCCTACAATCTGCCCGAAAGTTCAGGGCATGACTGGGTAGGTGCAACTACTAGGGTTGAACCCTACTTCGTCTATGCCACCCAAACTTGGGAGGATACACGAGAGGAGTTCTTAGACCCTATCACCGTCATCACTGACAGGCTATTCGACTTATCGTTCGACATGCCTGCCAATAGTGTCATCTGCCAAGACTGTCACTATACCTACAACAAGCACACCAAGTGCCCAAACTGCAACTAACCTGCACCACCAAGGGCAGCCCCGTCACGAGTGACGGGTGCTTAGCCCAATCAACCAACTACTAGAAAAGGAAATAACATGTCAAACACATTCACATTCAGCGGTTCAATTGTCAAGGCAGTGAAAGATTACAATAATGTTATCAAAGCAACTGTAGTAGACCGCCGCTTAGAATATACACCCAACGGCGATATGGCTAGCAAGTTCACCGCAAGCCGTCAAATCACCATCACAGACCCTGCAATCCAAGCATGGGTTCGTGAAAATCTAATCAACTCCAGCGAAACCGAATTCGCTGTAAACATTGAAGGGTATATGACTTCAACATTCTCTGAAAAGAATGATAAGTGGTATGAAAACCAGGTAGTAACCAAGTTATCGCTAGTCTAATCTAACCGCAGGTGGTGGGGGCTTCGGCTCTCACCACCTGCACTTTTTTAGTGCAAAGGTATTCGTATAAGTTCAGACAACTGAAAGTAGGTCGCTATGTCAGATACAGAAAACAATACAGTTTATTGTGGGGACTGCCTAGTTCCTATCAGCCAATGCTCACATAGAAGGAGATAGAAATGTTGTTAGATTCATTGACTCTGTTAGCCATCATGATTGCTTTAATTACATCTGTAGTAGTACTAACCCTGGCTATCAGACAGAACGCCATCCTTACCAAAGAGAACCTAGAACTACGCCGTGCTCTCAGGATAGCAAAGAAAGCCCGCAGCGTAGATTATTATATGCCAAAGAATAACTTCTACTATGACCCAGACATAGCAAAGGAAGACCTATGGCAAACAAAGAATTCATAACCCTTGCCCACTACCCAGTGCAAAGCAAGTACAAAGAAGATGAATGCCATGCATGTGGCATGGACATTCTTGTAGATAGAGATAGAACAGCGCCCAGAAACTACTGCACCCCATGTGCATGGACCAAGATAGGAGAAAGCAAATGAGTTACACCGTAGAAGAAATCGCACAACTAAATGAATCAATGGAGGCTGCAATCCTATCCATCAAAGCAGCCAACAATATCTTGGAAGAAATGATGGCAACAGGTAGAATTTATGTAGAGGAAGAATAAAATGAAGTTCGTTATCATATGTATGCATTGCTGGAAGGGTACAAAGTATGACGCACTAGATGAGGTAACAGGATTACCTTGCGATAAGTGTGGAGAAATACTATGAGCGCACCATACATGCCATCTCAGTGTGCTGACTGCGACCAATATGCAGAAAGATTCTGCAATATAACTGGTCTATGCACAATCTGTTGTGACCAAGTACTACATAAGGGAGAAGAATGTGAGTAACTTAAACCCTGATTACTTAGACATAATGACAACGCTTAAGATAGTAAGACTAGTTGCTGGCTACACCCTTAGAGATGTAGAACGCGTAAGCAATGGTGAGTTTACTGTCGCAGCATTAGGTAGTTATGAACGCAACCATAGACCTATAACAGTTAAAAGATTGTTGAAATTGTGTGAGGTATACGGCATATCAATCGATGCAGTTATCAGACACAGTATGTATGGAGACCAAATGCATGTAATGAAAGGAAGAAAAGATGGGCTACGAACCACCGCTTGAAGATGACATAGCACTAGACAAAGACATAGAAGATGAAGATGAAGGTTACCAAGAACCAGATAGGATGTGGGGAGATGAATGAAGATGCTTGCTGCAGTCAGTGCGGAACCTTATGCGATATCTGCAACTCAGAGGATAATGATGAATGAAATATCAATCCTCCCTCTCACACCATTACAGTCCTGGGCATTCCTCATTACAGTTTTCTATCTCCTCTACAGATGGGTCGTTAGATGAAAAAACTATTCGCACTGTTTACCGCATGGTATCTAACCTTCTTGTCAATGCTACCGTGGCACATGCCAGTGGTACATGCCAAGCCACACACACAGCCAAAACCTACAGAGATGAGCGAGTTCCATTGGACTCCCCGTGCTCTGAAGTTATATGCAAAACAGTTCATGCGCATGGCGTACCCAGACTGGAACTTGTCTGAACACCGTGCACTAATGAAACTATGGGGAAAGGAATCAGCCTGGAATCCTAAAGCAGACAACCCAAACAGTTCAGCCTTCGGTATCCCACAGTTACTTAACCTTGACCCACAAACGCCAGCCCCGCTCCAGATTGAGCGTGGGCTGGCTTACATCCAGCACAGATACGAGAAACCATCAGTTGCTTGGTCACATTGGCGAAGCAATGGTTGGTATTAAGGATAAATAAATGACAGTTGGAACACCAGGATTAAAAGAAGCAAAAGAGTTAGCCAAGCAGATATACAGTGGAGATGATGGTTTATCTATCCATTATTTACTTGGTTATCTATGGGCAACATGCAGCAAAGAGCAACAACAAGATGTGTTGGAATCCCTCCAACGCTACACAAAAGAAAAGGAAAGCAAATGACAGTAACAACAGAAGAAATCCAAAACTACCACAACATCTTGCTAGGTGAGAATGGTGAAGAAGAACAACTAATAGAGCAACGCAAGCGCCTAACAGATGCAATCTATTCACAGATTGATTCAGGTGCAACACCAGATGATGACCACATTGCAGAGGTAACAGCAGGTTTGAATAAAGATATTCAACTGCGTGACTTTGTATTAGGTCTACCATCTGAGCGTCCAATTGCAGCAGTCAATACATACCTTGCATCCTTTATGGATGTAGTTCCAGGTGAGTTCATTGCACCAGTTGCTAGTATCTTGGCTGCAAATCTTTATTCAATTGAAGAAGATGAATCAGCAAGAGAAGTGCTATCACAGGCGCTAGAAAATAATCCAACTTATTCACTAGCAAACTTGCTTCGCCGTGTATTCAATTCAAATTGGCCAGCAGATGCACTCAAAGCAATGACTGAGGAACTTCATCCAAAGGTCAAGGCAGGGATGGGTATCTAATCATGGGATTGGATATGTATCTTTATGCTCGTAAAAGCATCTCATCTATTGAGTGGGAACCAGTAACACATAACAAGAAACTCAATGCTGATTACACAATCCTCGCCTCCCTCGTGGGGGCTACAGATTGGATGTATGACCCAGATGAATTAGCCTTTGCATCTGTATCTATTCAAGTTGGATACTGGCGCAAGGTTAATGCTATTCATAACTGGTTCGTTCAAGAATTAGCAGACGGAGTTGATGAGTGCCAACCAATCTATGTACCACGCAGTTCTTTAATTGACTTAAAGAATGCATGTGAAATAGTATTAGCAGACCACAGTCAAGCAAGTAGATTACTACCACCAGGTGGTGGCTTCTTCTTTGGCAGCACAGAGTATGACGAATGGTATTTTCATGGTCTTGAAAAGACTGTGAAGATAGTAAGTAAACTCATTGAAGATGTACCCGAAGGATGGTCCTTCGAGTATCAGGCTTCATGGTAAAGAAAGGGACACATGACTACAGCAGATGTAGTAAAAAACCGCTCAGCCTGGCTTAAGGCTGGCGTAGCAGTAGAAGCAACAAGCGCAGCACAAGTAGCACAAGAAGCAGGACTTAACTGGACAGTTAGCCTGTCAGATATGCACACTTCAGACTTCTTGCATGTACCAAAAAAGCAAGCAGTCATAAAAACACATCAAGGAAAAGAGTCAGTCATTGGTGTAGTGGGTAGTAAGTACAAAGTCTTTCAGAACTCTGAAGTCTTTGGCTCACTAGATGGATTGATTGATTCAGGCGAGGCTCGCTATGCAGCAGCAGGTGAGTACGATGACGGAGCAAAAGTATGGATGCTCATGTCATTACCAAAAGAAATGGAAATCAAGGGCGACCCACATGCTGCCTTCTTGCTAGCCAAGACTAGTCATGATGGTTCATCATCAGTAGTAGTGCGCCCTATCATTGAGCGATTGTGGTGTGCTAACCAAATCAATCGTATCTTTAGAGCCAAGAACAAAGCACATACCTATACGCTGCGTCATACTTCAAACGCAGTGCTATCAGTATCTGACATGCGAAACTTACTTGACCTAACCTACTCAAGCATTGATATGTATAGCGACCTGGCTAACCATCTCATTCAGCGTGAGACAGATATCTCTAGAGCAACTGCATACTTCAAGAAAGTAT